TCATCCGTCAAGAGCTGCCAAACGGCAAAGAGGTCAAAGTCTATTTCACATACAACCCTCCAAGAAATCCCTATGACTGGATAAATGAGTGGGTTGCTGAGAAAGCTAGTGACCCTACTTACATGATACATCACAGCACCTACCTTGATGACAAGCTAGGTTTTTTGTCTAGGCAGATGATTGAGAAGATAGAGCGCTATAAAGAAACTGATCCTGACTATTACAGATGGATGTATTTGGGCGAGGTAATCGGTTTAGGTAATCATGTTTATAACATGAACTATTTTAAGCCACTAGAAAGCCTCCCTGATGATGACAAAGTGATAGGTATATCATTTGCCCTAGATACAGGACACCAACAGTCAGCGACGGCCTGTGGGGCTTATGGATTGACTGCCAAAGGTAATGTTATCTTGCTTGATACGTTCTACTATAGCCCAGCTGGCAAGACCATCAAAAAGGCGCCTAGTGAGCTCTCTGTGATGATCCATGACTTTATAGATAAGGTCATGAAGACCTACAGAGTACCAAAGCTCAAGATGACCATTGATAGCGCTGAGGGGGCTTTGCGTAACCAGTATTTCAAAGACTATGGTGAGCGCTGGCACCCTGTGGCCAAAAAGAAAAATCAAACTATGATTGATATGGTTATCAGTCTACTAGCTGAGGGGCGTTTCTACTACCTTGACATCCCTAATAACAGGGTCTTTGTAGAGGAGCATAAGATGTACCGATATGATGACAAGTCACTCAACACAGATGACCCCAAAGTCATCAAGGAAGATGACCACACGGTAGACGAGTTCAAGTATTTTGTCCTAGACAACGCTAGAGAGCTAAGACTAAAAGCCTAAAGGAGCTAACAATGGGAATAGTAAAGACTATCAAGAATTTTTTCACAAGGAGCAAGTATGTGATGACAACACAGAACTTAACGAATATCACTGATCACCCTAAAATAGCAGTGTCATCCACAGAGTATGACCGAATAAGGGAAAACCTCAAGTATTATGCAGGACATTATCCACAGGTTGAGTACATTGACAGCAACGGAACGCCTCAAAAGCGAGCTTTCAACCATCTGCCTATTGGACGTACAGCAGCCAAGAAGATTGCAAGCCTAGTATTTAATGAACAGGCTGAAATCAAGCTAGACGACAAGGACGCTAACAAATTCATTCAGAAACAGCTGCAAGATGATAGATTTGTTAAGAATTTTGAGCGTTACCTGGAGAGTGGCTTGGCTCTCGGTGGCTTGGCTATGAGGCCATACGTTGATAGAGACAAGGTAAGAGTTTCTTTCATTCAAGCGCCTGTCTTCTTGCCTCTGCAAAGTAACACACAGGACGTCTCTAGCGCTGCTATCATCACTAAGACAATCAAGTCAGAGGGTAACAAGCAGAAGTTTTACACGCTGATTGAATTGCACGAATGGGGCAAAGATGACAAGTACACGGTTACTAACGAGCTCTACAAGTCTGATAATCAGAATATTGTAGGCGCTATGGTGCCTCTATCAGACCTCTATGAGGATCTTGAGGAAGTGGTAGACCTGAACGGCTTGAGTCGCCCACTCTTTACTTACTTGAAGACTCCAGGGATGAATAACAAAGATATTAACTCAGCTCTTGGGCTGTCTATCTTTGACAATGCTAAGACCACAATGGACTTTCTTAATACGACCTATGATGAGTTTATGTGGGAGATTAAGATGGGTCAGCGCAGAGTAGCTGTGCCTAGTCAGATGATTAAAGTTGAGTACGATCAAGAGGGCGAGAATGTCGTGGTCAAGCGTGAGTTTGAGGCAGGGCGTAACGTTTATGAACAGATTGACTCAGGGGACATGGATAAGGGTGTAGGCATTACAGACCTTACAACGCCTATCCGTTCGGATGACTATATTAAGGCTATCAATAAGATCCTGGCAATCTTTGAAATGCAGATAGGAGTATCTTCTGGCACGTTCACCTTTGATGGTAAGAGCTTGAAAACAGCTACTGAGGTTGTCAGCGAGAACTCAGACACATACCAGATGAGAAACAGCATTGTCAGCTTAGTAGAGCAGTCTTTGAAAGAGCTCATTATCTCAATGTTAGAGCTTGGCAAAGCCTACGGACTATATAAGGGAAACATCCCTGACATGGAGAAAATCAGCATTAACCTTGATGATGGAGTCTTTACAGACCGAAACGCTGAACTTGACTACTGGGTTAAGGTTGTAAATGCTGGTTTTGCCACGGACGTCATGGCTATTGAGAAAGTTTTGAATGTTACGCCTGAAAAAGCTAAACAAATCAAAGCTGAAATCAGTGGCAATGCTATTGATGAGGCAAGCAACAACAGGAGTGATGAAGATGTTGAAATATATGGTAATTGACAAGCTAAGGCGCCTATTTGGACTAAAAAGCCCATCTAGGCTAGTGATTGAGGGACTTGTAGAAGTGCATGAAAGAGAAAAAACCAATCAAGCTCAATGATGAGCAGTTAATGCTTGACGCTAGTAACGTTGCAGACATCTATCATCAGCTAACTCTTGAACTCTTTGACCAGGTTATAGACCGTATCAAAGAGCGTGGCTCTGCTAGTCTTGATGATAACCCTTATATCTGGCAGTTGGAGAAAATGAATGAGATGGGCCTACTCAATGAGGACAATGTCAAGCTCATTTCTGACCGCTCAGGGATTGCTGAGGAACAACTTAGGCACGTTATCCAAAACGAGGGCTACAAAATCTACAAAGACACAAAACAGCAACTTTTAGAGGCTACTGGTGGAGGTGGTTTTGCTGGCAACTCTATCATTCAGACCAATCTAGCTGCTTATGTCAATCAGGCTATGGGAGATATAGACAATCTTATCAATACCACTCTACCAATGAGTGTCAGAAAGGTTTATCAGTCTATTGTCCAGGAGAGCGTGGCCAAGGTTGTCACAGGGCTCACTACCTCTGACAAGGCTATCTCTGATACAGTCATGAAGTGGGCTAAAAAAGGCTTTTATGGCTTTACTGACAGTCAAGGCAAGCACTGGAAAGCTGACACATACGCTAGGCAAGTCATCAAATCGACGGCTTGGCGTGTCTATCGTGAGGTCAGAATGGCTCCAGCTGAGGAGTTGGGGATAGATACCTTTTACTATCACAAGAAAGCCACAGCTAGAGAGATGTGCGCTCCTTTACAGCACCAGATAGTAACTACAGGGGTTGCTAGGACAGAGGCTGGGGAGCGTATTTTGGCACTATCAGACTACGGCTATGGATACGCTTGGGGATGTCAGGGTATTAACTGTACTCATGAGATGACTCCCTACATTCCAGGAGCCAACTACAAGCCTGATTTGCCAGACGAACTAAGAGACTTGACACCAGAGCAAGCAATAGAAAACGCAAACGCTCAGGCTAAACAGAGGGCCTTAGAGAGGTCTATCAGACAGTCCAAGGAATTTCTACACGTTGCAGAAAAACTAGGAGACAGCGAGCTGATAGACAAGTATAAGAGCAAGGTTAGGATCCAACAGGGAGCCATGAGAGACTATCTCAGACAGCACCCTTTTTTACATCGTGATTATGCTAGAGAGAAATACTATGACGACCCTTATACTAAAGCTAAGAAAGAGGTTAAGGCAAGGAAAGAATTGGATAAATTAAACGAACTAAGAAAACCTAGGCCAGTTTCTCAGTTAAAATCCGATTTGACAAAGGCTTACTCAGCTATAGAAAGAAATCCTGATATTTCAAGAGGTGAATTACAAAAACTGTTTAGCCGTAGCTATGACCTAGGAACCCTACCTAAAAGCTCAGTCTTGGGAGAACATTCTGGAGCAAGTGTACAAATACCAAATCACATGTTATCTTACATCTTGACAAAACATAGGGGTCAAATATCATTAGAGGAATTGCAGAACATAGATAAGGTTATTCAAAATCCTAATATTTTATCAGAGGACATAAAAGGTCGAGCTAATACATTTAATTTGATGAAACAGATGCCTGATAAAAGATTTATGGACGCTGTAGTTATGGATAAAAATGGGAAAGTTGTAACCCATTTTATGATGATGAACGAAAAGAAAGGAACAAAAAAAGTAAATAAACTTATAAAAAGCGGAAGAAACTATGACATTTTCGAGGAATGATGATATAATATTACTGAGGAAATGAAGTAGAAAAATATCGGACGCACACGCACCCGAAAGGGTATCTGAGAGGTGGGGAATGTCCGTCCCACCATTTCCTAAGCGCTTAGAAAAATCTAGGCGCTTTTTTCATGCAATAAATTGCTATAAAACACTATAAACCGAATAGAAATCCATACGGTTTTTTATTTTGCCCTGGAGCATGGCGTAAAACTGTCTTAATTTGTCCATGTGACGTAAAAAAGGAGGAGTTAAGACATGAGTCTTAAACGTGAAATGTTAGTTGAGGCAGGTATCGAGGACAAGGCTGTCATTGACAATATTATGCAAGCGTACGGTGCAGGTATTGAAAATGCCAAGTCACAAGCCAAGTCGGAACTACAAGCCGAAAACGAAACATTAAAACAACAGCTTGAGCAACAAACCCAAGCTATCAATGAACTACAGGCCAAAGAGGGAGCGAGTGCTGAAAGCAAACAACAGCTTGAAGAACTAAAAGCCCAATTTGACCAGTACAAGCTGGATAGTGAGGCAAATCTTGCTCAAATCACTAAAACAAACGCTGTAGCCCTTGCACTGAAAGACGTAGGAGCTTACAACTCAGAGGACTTGATGAAATTCATTGACCTAGACAAAATCGAGCTAGGGGAAGATGGGAAACCTCAACTAGAGGACACAATCAACTCACTCAAAGAGTCAAGCCCTTACCTATTTCAAGCTGAGGACAAGCAGCCTAACCCTAATATCTCTGTCCCAGGCAATCCATCAGCAAGTAATGCAGATGACGGCTTGAGTGCAGAGGACAAAGCCCTTTTTGCAGGCTTTGACAGCGTATAATACTAAACTAAAAAGAAAAGAGGAAAATATAAATGGTAGTAAACTACGCAGAGAAATTCAGTCAGAAAGTAGATGAGCGTTTCGCAAGAGAGGCTCTCACTACTAACATCATCAATCAGGATTTTGATTTCATTGACGCTGAGACAGTTAAGGTCTACACGGTCGAAACATCAGCAATGAATGACTACAAGACCACTGGTCAAAATCGCTACGGTACAGCTGATGAGCTTGGAAATAGCGTGCAAACTATGACGCTTTCTCAAGACCGCTCATTCACATTCACGATTGACAAGAAATCTCTACAAGGAACAAATGGCGCTATGGCTGAGGGCAAAGCTCTAGCACGTCAAATTTCAGAGGTTGTCATCCCTGAGGTTGATAAATACCGTCTTGCAAAAGCCGTGGCAGGCGCTGACACAGCTCATGTTGCTACTGATGCAGTATCTAAGACTAATGCTTATGAGCTAGTACTTGAGGGGCAATCTAAACTTGCAGACGCTCTAGTCCCTGTGGCTGGCCGTATCTTGCATGTGTCTCCTAAGTTCTACAAGTTGATTAAACTTGATGACACTTTTGTCAAAAACTCTGACCTTGGTCAAGAAATCACTATCAAGGGTCAAGTAGGTATGATTGACGGCATGCCAGTAGTGTTGACACCTACTACTTACTTGCCTACAGGTGTTGAGTTTGTCATCGCTCACTCAGCAGCTATCACATCTCCAGTAAAATTGGAAGATTACAAAATCCATGACAACCCACCAGGTATCAACGGTAAACTGGTTGAGGGGCGTATCCGCTATGACGCTTTCGTTTTGGACGCTAAGAAAAAAGCTATCTACGTTCACAAATCAGCATAAGGAGGCTAGCTAATGGCTAAGGAGAATGAAGAAATCACAGATGAAGTTATGGAAATCCAAGAAGTGACAGAGGAAGTTGCCAAAAAAACTGTTACTTTGACAAAAGACGGGGTTTCTTTTACCCTGTCTGACCCGATCATGATTTCAGCCTTTGAAAATCAAGGATACGAAGTGGAGGAATAAAGTAAATGGTTAAATTTAAAGCTAAAACCAACTTTTTTATGGCAAAAACAGGGCAACAGTTTGATGCAAATAATGTGTATGAAATGACAGTTGCTGAGGCGGATGAAATTAATAGACAAACACTTGCGGAATATGGAGACAACTGGCTAGAAGAAATCG